AGCTGAAATGTCTGAACGCTCAGTACGCTCACAAATTGATGTGCTACAGGCAATGCAATTAGTTGAGATTAAAACCGCATTTAGAAAAGATGGACAACAAACCAGTAACAACTACATACTATATCTATCTGAAGACATGGCATCTGGGGGGGTGCAAAATTTGCAGGGTGGGGGTGAAAATATTGCAGGGGTAGGTGTGCAAAATCTGCATACCAATAACCTTGTAAGTAATAACCTAGTAAGTAAACCAGTATTAAGATCATGTGAAATTGGTTTTAAAAAGTTTTGGGATACTTATCCAAGAAAAGTTGGCAAGGCAAATGCACAGAAAGCTTTTAACAAAGCATCACAGTTAGTTGGTGTTGATAAGATACTTGAAGCTGTTAAACCTTTTGCAGATAGTGTAGCAAAAAAAGAAATGAAATATATACCACACCCTACAACATGGCTTAATCAGGGAAGATGGGATGATGAGCTGGAAGAAATAACACCAACTTCATCAGCAGATTATTTGGACAGCCTGTTTAAAGGTGGCGTACTAGGAGTGACAAAACAATGATGAATTATGAAGAAAGAAAAAGAATGATTTCTCATTGGCTCTTTGAAACCTTAAAGCGTTATGAAGCACCAGCACATTTCAATGAAAATGCCAGCCGTGAAGAAATGATATTAATGGTTGAAGATATAAATTCTGAAATCCCCAGCGTAAATGATGGTATGTGTAAGCTTCTATTGGAAAGAACAGCTCAACATGTGCGAAAAAATTACACCTCAAGGCGCTGGCCAACAATCAATGCATTCATTAAGGGCATAAAAGAACACAGGGAACGGGTGATGGATGAGCAAACAAAAGAATTACCTGTTCATAAATATGAAGATAGCCCATTGTCATATACTGATAGAATTATGATAAGGCGCATTAAAGAGGGTGAAGCTATACCTGATAGTTACCTAGACCCTACAAGTCGTGGCAGACAACATTTGATAGAGCAGGGCGCAGTTCTTGAGGTTGATTTTGAGAAGTATTTTCCACCACAAACAAGGCTTTAATCTTAATATCTGGAAAACCCAACAATTAAGTGTATAATGAGGGCGTGAACAAAAGGACTAAAACAATGTCAGAAGACATACAGGTAACAGAAGAAAAGGGTAAAACAGGGCCTAAAGGACCTCGTAAAAACCTTGATGATTTTCAATTAAAGCAGTTGAAAGAGCTTATTAATATGTTCTGTACTGTTGATGAGTGCTGTTCTGTGCTTGATATGGGTTCAACAACTTTAGACACAAGATTAAAAGAACATGGATATGCTAATTTTCGGGACTTCCATAAAAAAGAATTCGATATAGGTAAAACAAGCCTTAGACGCGCTCAATGGTCATTAGCTGAAAGTGGTAATGCCACTATGCAAGTATGGCTAGGTAAGCAGTATTTAGGGCAGAAAGATAAAACAGAAATCACTGGTGAAAATGGTGGTTCTTTGTTTGGTAAAATAGAATGTACTTTCCTTGACCCACCAGCAACAGAATAAAGAGCAAAGTTTAAGCTTTCAGTGGCCACATTGGTCACGTTCCTTGTTTAAAGGCACAAAGGGGCATCCTAGATATAGGGGTGCTAAAGGTGGAAGGGCATCAGGCAAATCACATTTATTTGCTGAAAAGGTTGTATTTAGATTACTGGCAGATGCAGATACAAAGGTTATCTGTATTCGTGAAGTACAGAAATCATTAGAATTCTCAGCAAGGCAGTTACTGGTTGATAAGATTTCAGAACTTGGTGTTGATCAATACTTTGAAATACAGGCCAACAGGATTAATTGTAAGTTTGGTACTGGTGTTGTTATTTTCCAAGGTATGCAAGATCATACGGCAGATAGTGTAAAATCTCTTGAAGGTTTTGATATTGCGTGGTGTGAAGAGGCGCAGTCTCTATCAAGGCGTTCACTTGAGTTGCTTGACCCAACATTAAGAAAGCTTGGTAGTGAAATGTGGTTCACATGGAATCCATATAAGCCTGAAGACCCTGTTGAGGAAATTTTTAAAGATAACGATAATTCTGTTCTTGTTCATGTAAATTATAAAGAAAATCCACATTGCCCACCAGCAGTCAAAGAAATGGCTGAACGAATTCGAGGCCAAAATATAAAGAAATATAATCATGTTTGGCTTGGAGACTATCTCACAGAAGTGGAAGGTGCTTTATGGTCTGGGGATTTAATACAAGCTACCAGAATAAAAAAAGAAGAACTTCCAGAGCTATCAAGAATTGTTGTGGCCATCGACCCAGCAGTTACAGGTGGTAAAAATTCAGACGAAACAGGAATAATTGTAGCTGGTCGTAATGCTCACAAACAAGAGTATTATATACTTGAAGATGCAACATTGCGTGGTTCTCCTGATCAATGGATAAGACGTGCAATCACTAAATATCACGAATATCAAGCTGATAGGGTTATAGCTGAAGTTAATAATGGTGGTGATTTGGTCGAAAAGTTGATAAAAGATAGTGATAGGAGTGTATCGTATCGTGCGGTACGGGCTACACGGGGTAAGATGTTGAGGGCAGAACCGATTGCGGCGCTTTATGAAAGAAATCAAGTTTTTCATGCTGGAAAGTTTCCAGAACTAGAAGAACAGATGATTTTTTACAATGGAAGTGGTAATGTAAGCCCAGATAGGTTGGATGCGTTGGTCTGGGCAGTCACAGAATTATCGCAGTCTACAGGAAATGCAGTTTGGAGAATTACATAATGGGCGTATTTAATAACATAAGAAATGCAGTTTTTGGGCAAACACTGCAAACTAAGGAAGCCCCAAAGGTTTATTTATCAGGAACTGGTGGATTTACATATACAAGAAAAGATAACTTCAAGGCATATGCCAGAGAAGGTTATCAACAAAATGCTATAGTTTTCAGGTGCGTTAATGAGATTGCAAATGGTGCGGCTTCAATTAATTTCAAGGTATATCAAGGCGATATGGAGTTAGAACAGCACCCGTTGGTTACTTTACTCAAACGTCCAAACCCAACTCAAGCTGGTGTTGAATACTTCCAAAGCCTATATTCATATTTATTATTGTCTGGAAATTCATATGCTCTGGCCAGCGCAATTAATCAAATGCCTAATGAATTATATTTGTTGCGCCCTGATCGCATTGAGATTGTCCCAAGCGAAACTACTGTTCCAAAATCATACAAATACAAGATAAATAATAAAACAGTTGCTGATTATGAAGCTGACCCACTAACAGGGCAATCTGAAGTGAAACATTTCAAAATGTGGAATCCATTAGACGATTATCTTGGATTATCACCATTGATGGCGGCGGCTGTAGATTTAGATGTTCATAACATGATAGCGACACATAATGTTGGATTATTAACCAATGGAGCAAGGCCATCAGGTGCTATTGTATTCAAACCAAAAGACGAAATGGGCGCACGTATAGAGCTAACGGATGCTCAACGTAAACAAGTCAGTGATGATTTAGGTCAGCGCTTTACAGGTCAAAAGAATGCAGGGCGGCCAATGTTGCTTGAGGGTGATTTTGATTGGAAAGAAATGGGTATGTCTCCTAAAGATATGGACTTTCTACAGCAAAGACATACAGCGGCTAAAGATATTGCCCTTTGTTTTGGTGTTCCTTCACAACTTATCGGCATTCCTGACAGTCAAACATATGCAAATGTTCAGGAAGCAAGGCTGGCTTTATATGAAGAAACAATCATACCATTGGCCAGACGTGTAGAAAGTGACCTAAATGAGTGGTTAGCGCCCAGCTTTGGCGATAATATTAGAATTCAATATGATGTTGATGGTATTCCAGCTATGACTGAACGCCGAAGACGTGTTTATGAAAATGTTGTAGCCGCAGTTCGTGAAGGCATTATCAGTCGCAATGAAGCGCGTGATCGTATTGGGTTAGAGCCTATCAGTGGTGGTGATGAAGTATTCATTGCGGCTAATTTATTCCCATTAGGTGGAGTTGAAGTTGCAGAAGATGAAGGTTTAGAACCTGAAGATGCGGCCAAGCAAGCATATGGTACAAAATCAGAAGTTCGCAAAGATGTTTTCACAACAGAAGCTGAAGCAATAGAAAGGGCTGGTGAAATTGGTTGCGTAGGGTCACACAGCCACACAGAAGACGGGCAAATCATTTATATGCCCTGTAACACCCATTCACAGTATGAAGACGCTACAGGCGAAGATTTGAAAGACGCTGAAGGCAAGGCTGAAAGTGATGTTGATACTGTTCCAACTTCAGCAATGGCTAGAAATGGAAAAAGAGCGCTCGATTTAAGAAAAGAATATGGTCGTGGAATGACACCAGTGGGTGTAGCACGGGCAAACCAGTTAATTAACAAAGAAAGATTATCGCCAAGAACTGTTAGGAGAATGCACAGTTTCTTCAGCCGACATGAGGTCGATAAAGAAGCTGAAGGTTTCAGGCGAGGTGAGGAAGGTTGGCCAAGTGCTGGTCTGATTGCTTGGCTTGGTTGGGGCGGTGATGAAGGTCAAAGCTGGGCAAGGCGTAAAACTGCTGAACTAGACAAAGAAAGATCAAAGTCTGAAGATTTCCCAGAAATGATAAGTGATTTAATTGTTGATGAAGCAAAAGCTGAAGTATCTGCAAAGATAAAAAAGGCTCTGGCTAATAAAGTTGATGATCATAATGACAAACATGGCGATAAAAAGGGAAAGAAGGTCACACAGCGAATGCTAGAGGCTGTATTTAGACGCGGTGTGGGCGCTTACAGAACAAACCCACAAAGTGTAAGGCCAAGTGTTACATCGCCTGACCAGTGGGGATTAGGGCGTGTGAATGCATTTCTATCGGCTGTGAGAACTGGAAGGTTTAAGAGTGGGGCATTTGATCGTGATCTTTTGCCAGAAGGACACCCCATGAAATCTGATAAAGAGAAAAGCATAGCGGCTGAATAAAAAAGGGGGCTTAATTGCCCCCCCCATCTTATTTCGGTCTATCGAGTATTAATATTTTACCTGTATCAACTTTTTCGTAAACATTTTCCATATCTAAGATAGCATCTTCATCTTTTTGTTCTGTTGCTTTTAGAAAATCTTCGCCAAGTTCATTTAGTTCATCCCAAGTAACAAATTTTTTCATTAACAATTTATGTGGCATTTAAATGTTCCCTAAATAATAAATGATATGTGGCAAATGCAGTACGCCGTATACAAAGGCTATAATTACTGCTGAATTTATGATAAGGTGTTTGTAATCGAGTGATTTTTTCATTTGGTTTCTCTCCCTGTTTGACTAGCCCCCTTCTTATCGAGGGGGGCTTTTTTGATTTATTTATAAACTTTAACTAATGTGCGGTAATGTGCGCGCTGGATATTGTAACCACCAGCAATGATTGTATCTATTGATACGCGCTTTTGACCAGCTTCAGTTTGAACTTCAAAGTAACCATTAAAGCCATCATCACTATAAACAACTTCACCACTATCTACATTTGTGATTTGAGCCTTAACAAGTTTATTAGAAATGCTTGCGTTACGTCTGGCAATTTTACTATCAACATGCTTGTTTGCTTTTTCAGTAATTCCAGCTTCATTATAATATCCACAACCAACAATCTCATACATACCCTTGCCGCCAGCAATGCTATAAAGAGTTTCATAATAATCATAAGCGTTGCTTCTATACAATTCTTTAGCTTCATCTTTAGCTTGATATTCTTTAAGTGCTTTTTTGCGGTCAAAGAAAAATTTGATTTCCTCTTTACGGAACTGTTCGTCAAATTTTGCAAAAGCTTCATCAAGTTTAGAAATGATTGAAGTGTAAGTTTTATATTCAGTATGTAACATAGTGTAAGTCCTTTGATTAACATTTGATATAATAACCAATAAAGCATAGGTAATATACTGTCAACAATTTATTTACAAATAGTTTGATTTATTAATGTAAACTTGGAGTTGATTGCTGATCTCTTATAATTTGTGCATCAGTAAATCTTTTTTCTTTTCCATTTAACCAATACACACCAAACAAACTGTCACTTGGGTCAAAAACATTTACCCTTTTTGATATTTGCATATATATACCAAAACAGGCATATAAAGTTATATATTTACCCTTATTTTCAATTGAAGCTTTTCGGGCGTTTTCTTTTGCATCAACTTTATTTTTACCAGCGAATATCATTTTATATTTCCTTAGTTTGATTATCTAAACTCTACAATCTGGGAGATGACTGTAGAGCTTATTAATTAAACTAGAGCTTATGAATTGAAATATTCCACAACTTCTGCATGTGTATCGCCATCAAATTCACTTAAACAACCTATCAATTCTTCATTTATTACAGCGTTTATTTTTGCAGAAGTCATTGGCTGTTCAGTTTCGCCTAGCTTAGAGAAAAATATAGTAGTAAATATTTCAGCTTCTAATTTTGCTTTATTAGGCTTACCATTGTCCCAGTTTTCCGCATTTACGATTGCAGTGTTAAAAGCTTTGTCGAATTTTACTACGATTGAATTTGGCATTGTATAAGTTCCTTTAATTAACATTTGATGTAATAATCATTAAAGCATAGCCAATATAGTGTCAACAATTTATTTACATAATAATAGAAATAGACCAAAAAAGTTATTAATGGTATAAAAAGCTATGACATTTCCAGTATTTATCAAAGCCAGTAAGACCAGAGTTTCCATTGCAAAGGAAATTAAAGAGGTCAATCGCCTTAGAATGCAGTTTGAAAGGTCTATGACAAGCCGCCTGATGCTTGTATTTAAGCGCACAGGTAAATCTGCATCAGCCGAATACATGCGCTCTGGGGATATAAATCAAAGCTTAGTACCCCTAGAGAATGATCTAAGAAAAGTATTTGAAGCCAGCTATAGGGCTGTTATCGAGAAATTTGCTGATAGAGTTTATACAAATCGTAAAGCTGACAGGTTCAGTCAGTTGGTTTTTGATTATACGTTCATGAATGCTGGGGCTAAAATAACTGGAATTGCCGAAACCACAGGAAAAATCATCAATAAAGCTATACTCGATGGCGAAAAAGAAGGCATAGGTGTATCAAAGATAGGGAAACTGATACAAGAGCGCACATCTGGCAGTATTGGTAGGTCTAGGGCTGTCACTATTGCCAGAACGGAAACACATGCGGCGGCTTCATATGCAACGGATACAGCCACAAGAGAGCTTGCACTACCAGCTCAACGAAAAAGATGGGTTTCAGTCTCTGATGATAGGACTAGAACAGGTCACAGCGCCGCAAATGGTCAGGAAGTTGGCATAGATGAGAAGTTCTTAGTGCCATATAAAGGTGCTACTGTTGAAATGTCATACCCACATGATGGCTCTGGGGGCGCTGGTAACAACATAAATTGCAGATGTTTGGCTGTTTATTTCACAGATGAGGACGCATTGTTTGATGATGCAACACCTGTCACACCAGTAGCGCCTGTTGTCCCTGTACCACCAGTACCTGTTGCCCCAGTTGACCCTATCAACATAAGCCCATTCAAGACCTATGCAGTAACAAATACATTCAAATCACCATATAGTGATGGTTATGACAATGAAAATTTCCCAGTTATGAGCCGAAAAGAGGCTACTGACAGGCTAAATGATGATCTTAAAGATGCTTCTTTAGATTTAAGATACAATTCAAGAGCTTTATATAGAGGCAGGGATGACTATATGTGGGGTAAATTAGGTACGGCTGGTTTAACCAATGATACAATAAAAATGATGGCAGTTATAAACACTGAACTAAATTATTTTGCTGATTTCTTTAATATTCCCAGAATAAGAGGATACAAAGCTGGTGCTGGTAAAGCCATTGCAAATCAAGGTGATGGTGTGATGGCTTACAATCCCGTATACTTCAACAAATGGGCAGAAGACATGCGTAATCCAGTTGAT